TCCAAACCCTCTAACAAAATTTCACTAGTTACTTGTGTTTTAGGATTTGTTACTTCTATTACATGTCTTAATTTAGGCATAGTTTCAAAAATTTTTACTATTTTAGCAAATTGTTCAGTATCTAAAGAATCAATAAAATCAGTTAAATCTTTTTTAGACATATCTACTTTTTGATATACAGTTTCACCAAAGTGTATTTCTTTAACACACGATTCTAATGCATCAAAAATAATAGTTTCATCTTTTTTGTTTATAAATGACTTTGCATCATTTAATAATGGATAATCTAAAATCATTTTTACATTATCAGTCACTTGTATATCTCTTGAATGGTCCTCTGTCATATTAACTTCTATTTCAGATATATCTACTTCTATTTCTGTTTGAGTTTTTTCATCATCTGGGCAGGTTACAATTACATTCATTTTGTCACCTACAGATTTTCCTCTTAATCTTAAAAATATATACTCTGCATCAAATAGTGGACACATTTTTGGGTCTACTTTGTTAAATGTACAGTTAGCAATTAACTGTGACATAGCATCTACAATTTCACCACCATCTTTTGATTCTTGTGCCATCATCAATGTTTTTTGTTCTTTCACTAGGAAAGGTCTATACTTAATTTCTTCACCCGTTGATGGTAGGGTTAAGGTATAAGTTTTCGTTTCAAGTTTTGGTAAAGCCATAATTTTTCACTCCTATTATAATCTTCTTAATACTTTTGGTATTCCATTTAATAAAGTTCTTTCTACTTGATTTGCAAGCACTCCCTGCAATCTGTCTAGTAAAGGTTTTGGTAATTGACCTTCAGCTGTTAAATTTTTCCAATATCTAAAACTAAATGTTATATCTACTGTTTGTACACCTGAAGCCTTATCACCACTTAGTTTTTGTTCAGCAATAGTTTTTGGAAAACACTCTACTAATTCAGCACCATATCTTCTATTGTTTTTTTGGTCTAACTGATATATTTGTATAGTACCCACATAATCATCATAATAATTTACTGCAAATGTTTGATGATTAAATGCAAGTTTCTGCCAATTTTCAAAAAATGTTTTTTCTCTCATGTCATTGTGACAATAAAAAGAAGCCTGAATATCTCCATAAGAAAAACCATCTACAATTTGTCTAGACGGCCCATATAAATTTGTATCATCTGTTGTTGTTAGATTTCTACCTGGGAATGATATATCACGACATTGATATCCAACTTCTTTTTTTTCTTGATTACCTACATCACCTAATAATACTTGTGAAAATAAGTTTTGTGACGCACCAGGGCCACCTGTTCCTAATGTACCCGATGGTGGTAAAAATATTGCCTCATATCGTGACGGCAATGCCATTCCATTATCATCATGAAATGATGACAATAATTCATTTAAAACTGATGAAGCAGCTGCCTCTATAAAACTTCCTACTGCCATTATATCATTCCTCTTGATTTTGCAAATACATGACTATCAGACTGTTTCTTAAATCTTTGTACAGGTAATAGTGTTGCAATCATAAATTCATCTGCCTCTACTTTTCTAAATTCTGTCTTAACATTACTTGCTAAATATCTTTTTAAACAAGGTTTAATTAAGTCTATCTTTTTTAATCGACTATAATCTACTCTTAATTCTGTAGAACTATCAAACTTATCATTATTACTATAATCCACCAATCTATCTAATAGTCTAATTCTTATAGGCATAGATAGATAATGCATATTAATTCCTAAGAATCCATTACTATATTTTTCAATAGGTAATACTAAAGGAAATGTATCATAGTATGGTAATTTATCTTTTAGTTTAGGGTCATATATAAACATATTTAGTAGACCAAAGGTAGGTGTTGATGTTCTTTTACCATCACGAATTAAATCAGCAGAGTTTGGTGTTCCAAATTCTTTGATTTTTTCACGAAACCATTGTGTTGATTTGGGTCTACCACCTGCTGCCTTTAAGACACTTTGGATATATTTACTTCTTGCCATGTATGTATTTATAAGGATTGTATAGAATTATACAAGAAAAGTGCCCCTAAAGAAAGGGGCACTCGATAGATTACTCAGCTAGTTTTTCAAAGTATGCTAATGTATCATCTTCCTCAACTACAGGTGTTTCCACTTTTGTAGCCACAGGTTTTGTATCAACTTTAGGTTTTGCAACAGGTGCATCATCTAAATCATCAGCAACATTACCAACTTTTACAGTACCAGAAAGCACTGCATCTAGTCTGGTTTTTAACTCATCATAAGATTTGAAGTTTGAAGCCGCAGTAAACTCTTTAAGAGAGTGTTGTGCTTGCCAAACTTTATCTGCTTCAGAATCATCCTCAAAAAGTTTTGATGTGTCTTCAAACTCTGATTTATCATAGTTCCAATAACCATCTACCTTTCTGATTTTAAGTTTAAAGTTAGCACCTTCCCAAAAATCAAATGGGTTGATTGCCTTTTCATCTTCAAACTCTGGTGACATTGCTGCAGTTACCTTATCAAAGATTTTCTTTCCGTAACGGAACAAGAATACTTTACCTTCGTTCTCTGGGTGTTTCGTATCACTTACTACATAAATGTTTGAGAAGTATTGTAATTTTCTTTTCTGTTTACGAGCAATCTCTTTGTCAGATTCTAAACCTGTATTCCACAATGCTGTATTGTGTTCTGATACAGGGTCTTTCTGATTGAGTGTTGTAAGAGAGTTTTCAATGTACCATTGACCTGTTGGGCCTTGAAAAGCATGATTCCATACTTTTGCCCATGGTAGGTCTTCGCCACTAACGGCAGGTAGAAAACGAATGACTGCGTATCCATTACCAGACTTATCTAGCTCTGGTTTCCACAACCTTTCATCTACATATGATTTTTTCTCTTGGGGAGCAGATTCACCTTTTGCTGCATCTAACAACTTATTAAGTGACCCACTGCTTTTTAGACTATCTAATGACATAATTTTTTCTCCGTATGTTATTATATTATCGTATGTTTATATGTGTATCTTTCAATACATAACTATTTATAATAGTTAATCTTGCTACTATACTATATTTTACATCTTTTGTCAAGGTCTTTATAGGTAATACTTTTAACATTATTACAAACTAAAGGACTAGCATCTTCATTTACAACCCAATAAAATTGAGTTTCTGGGAAGTCTTTAAATACTTGTATTAATTGTGTAGTCCAATTATCAGTATTAAATCCTTTTGATGTTTCTGATAAGTAATTCTTTGTTCCTTTATAAATGTTATTAATGGGTTCATCATATTCACTCAGGTCAAATCCTAACATATATACTTCATCAGAACCTTTTTGACATGCTAAATACATGGCAGTTGCACCTGCACACCATTCTCTAGGATACTCAATGTATTCAACACTATCATTTTCTTTTAACCATGTAATATACAAACCCACATTTGTATAACATTGATTCTTACAATCTTCTTTATCTAAATGAGGAAACTGATTCGTTATTTCTTCATAATTTTTTTCTGCAATTTCTCTTTCTTTACCTTGAATCACGCAAGATGCAATATCACCTTTGTCTGTTTCGTGTATGTCCATAGGTGTGTAATTCATTTTTAAAAACTCTGGGTCGAAGTCTTCTAGAATTGACCAATCAGCAAAATGACATCTGTTTTCTATTGCATAGCCAGACTGATATATCTCTTGTTGTACTCCATAATCTATTGCAACAAGATTATCCACAACGGCATCTCTGTATATTGCATTACAACCCCATGTAGTAAATCCTTTGTAAGATTTAGTTACATCCCAAACTTGTCTAGATTCACCATTTCCATAAACTAATGCTTTCATAATAAGGCCTCCAAATGATATTCATAAACTTTTAACATCCAATCTGTATAAAAATGATAATGTATAATTCCAGCAAGTAGTATTAATGAACCTACTATGTTAACAACTATCAATGACCAGTCTTTCCATATCCAGCCCACTATTAACCAACCCGTAATACCTGTAAATTGAAAATACATATTATATGGATACATATCCATAGCCGTAGTGGCAGCACCTATAATTAAGACTATACTTGCAAACCATTTTATGTACCAATCTATTCCGTCAGGTCTTTTCATAACATTTCAAAATATAATTCATCATTTAATATTTCGTATCCCTCATACTGACCATTTGTCATAACATGAGTGTAAACTTTTTTACCATGCGTTTTAATCATATCCACCCACCACTCTAATGGTTTTTGTGTGCAATGTGCATTTTCTCCATTCGGTAATATGTCTTCAGCAGGACTTGTATCTATTCCTAAAAAAACAAACTTATTTGCTCTTTCAAATATTTCTTTAATTACTTGTGGTACTTCTTCTTCTGGTATATGTTCTAATACATCAAAAGATATTATACCATCAAAATTACCCTCTGGTAATTTACTAAATTCTTCTACTGCAGGGTCATATAACTCTGGCATAATTCCCCAATGTTTATGATGATTATATTTTAGATAACCCTCTGCCTTACCGCAACCATAATCAAGTATAGTTTCTGATTTAGTATCACGAACTAAATCAACCACATAATTTAAATAAAATTTTAGTCCACCACCACTTCCATATTCTGTGTGTTCTTGATGATACTGTTTATATAAATCTATATATTTTTTACTCATAACATTAATTGTTTTAAAACAAATTTAAATTTTGTTGTATCAAATTTTAAAAAACTTTTGTAATTATCCATAAGTTTATATACATCTTTCCATGCATAGTCTTCTTCAAGTTTAACATTCCATACATGACTAAATCCTAGTATTGAATCTAATATTACCATGCTCTCTAATGATATTCTTTTACCAAGATATTCTTTTAGTAATTTAGGATGTGTATTTTTAGATACCGCAATAAGTTTTGAATCTAGTATAGGTTCAATCTCTGATTTAAATGTATAACTTAAACTTTGTATTTTCTTTTGCCATTGTATATAATTATCTTCATCAAACTTACCAACCCAACCTTTTGGATGTACTAAAAAATTAGCCAGTAAGTAGTCTTGTATATCTTGTTTACTTTTATACTTACGAGTTAATTTAACAAAAAAAATTCTATCATTTCTTTTGTAGAATGAATCTCTTGATACTTTAGATTTACCATTGTACTTTACAAAGTCATAATCACTTTTATCAAAATGTGCTTTCATAGCACAATACATTAAATACGCATCTATTGGTTGCATTA